CTTACTTATCTGACTGTAGAAAATTAGATATTGAAGTACTGCCACCTTCTTTAAATAAATCTGGTAAAGACTTTAATGTACTTAGTGACTCTCAAGTAATCTTTGGTCTATCTGCAATAAATGGAATTGGTGAATCCATAGCTGAAGCAATCATTTTAGGTAGGGATGAAAAGAATCCTTACTCTAGTATCTATGATTTCTTTAGGAGATGTGACCCAGCTACTCTAAAGAAATCTACGCTAGAACATTTAGCCTATGCTGGTGCTCTTGATGAGTTATTTACAGTTTCTCATGATGGTGATTTAACAAGAAAAAAAGAATTAGAATTATTAGAAAAAGAAAAAGCTGAACTAGGAATATACGTATCAAAGCATCCCATAGAGGGCATGTGGACAACAATAGCACCTAATGTAACTGGTGAAATAATAGATATTATAGAAATAAGCAACGGTGCAAATGTTAAAGTTGGCGGAATATTAACAGCAGTGAAGAGAATGATAACTAAAAAAGGTCAAAAGATGTTTCGTCTTTTAGTAGAAGATTTATCTGGTGAAATAGAAGTAATCATTTTTCCTAGAGAATCAAAAACTATAAGTGATGATTTTTTTAACGAGGGTGATGTAGTCATTATATCGGGAACAATAAATAGAGAAAACGAAGAGGAGTCTGCAATTGTAAAGATGTTCTATAATTCCTGTGAAAAGATAGATACATCTAAGGCAATAGGTAGTAAATCAATTATGTTAGAGGTCAAAGACTTACCTAACCTAGAGGTTGTGCAGGGTATATATGATATAATTGAAAATGTTAATGGACCCTCTTATGTATATTTAACTTATACAGAAAGTAATAAGAGGGTAACTTTTAAGTTTAAAAAATCTACTTCATTAAAAATAGAAGAAAAACTACAAAAATATATAAACATACGGAGCTAAGAAATGACACTACCAGGAACATATCAGAATCCATCTACTAAACCATGCTGGACATTCTGCTCATCATGCAATAGATGTCAGGATAAGGGCAGATATACTAAATGCAATTCATGTAGCGGCAGGTATGATCCTATGGGTAAGACTGATCCACACTCAGAGGATTTTTGCGACTGCAAGAATGGAGTATTAAGATGGAGAACAAAAGAGGGTAAGCTTATTATGACTCGCTTTAAGACAAACCCATTTAAGGGTCAAGTAAAATACGATAAGAAGTCAGAGGACGAAAGAGATTGGGACTCCTACGTTGCTGATATGCGAGAAAAAATGGATGATCCAAACTGGAATCCTATAGGGATATACGAGGAAGACTAATATGATTAAGCACGAAATAGGAAGAATGCTACTTAATAACATAGCATTAATAGAATACAATACAGATGAACCTAGCTATTTTATCCAGTCTGGAGTTGCCGGCTTTAACGCAACAGCTCAAGAGTTATCAGACTTACATGGATTATTGAGTTACTATTTTAATATAGACTCAGTAAACAATACTGTTATTTCCCTTACGGAAGGAGGAGATGATGTCTTGGCCATATAACGAAGATGATCAAATGGAGTTGGGAACAAGTGGTTGGGCAACTCTTGGCGAGGGTAGATACAAAAATATCTACACTGGTAATACCCTTGATGAATTAGGTAATGAATACGATACAAATGGAAATTTAATATTCGAGAACAAAGATCCTTACGGGGATGGAATTGAAGACTAATGAAATTAACTATTAGGAACTTGGAAGATGTAAGTGATTTTGAAAGATTATCTTTAACTGATTTTTCATATTCAAGAATGGATACATATAAAATGTGTCCTTCGAAATACTTTTATACATATATACAAAAAGAACCACGTCTTTTTGGTGAAGCAGCAGTGCTGGGAAATATTGTACACTCCGTATTAGAAGACAATGTAAGTGCAACTGATCTATTAGATTTTGCAAAACTGCAAGAAGCATATGTTAATGAGATAACAACTCAAGATCCAGATAATAAAATTAAACCCGAGTTAATTAACGCAGGGAAAGAAATACTAGATGAGTTCTTTGACCAGTATGCTGAGACTAAATTCGATGTCCTTCATAAAGAATATGGTTTTAAATTTGTTCTAGGTAGCTATTTAATATCTGGCTACATAGACAGAATAGATTTTTGGGGCGAAGACGGTGTTAAGATTATAGATTATAAAACTGGAAAATGGGAAGTATCACCGAAGGATATACCAACCAATTTGCAATTAGGTATCTACGCAATGGCAGTTGATTATCTGTATCCAGATAAGAACATATACGCAGAGCTGTATTATCTCAGATCTCGGAAGGCGTAAAGGTCACCTCTTTACTAAAGACGATATTAATAATATTAAAATTAATTTAATATCAACTCTAGACTCAATCATAAATGATTCAGCATTCTTACCTACAAAGAATGAGCGCGTCTGCACGTTCTGCGACTTTGCTAAATCTGGTGCTTGTGGAACTGGTGTATTTAGAGCTAGAAAACTAGCAAAAGCTTAGTAATTAATTTAATCTTAGAAAGCAAAAAGCCAGGGCGAAAGCCCTGGCTAATTACTTTTTAGGTATTGACTATTAGAATGCTGATACTGGATTGAGTGCAGCGTCTTCGATGAGATCGAAATCGCTGAATTCACTGACTACCTTGGTGGCTTCAGTGCGTGAGTATCCGAGTCTACCGAGGTCTGAAATGATCTCTTCGTTAACCTCGATCAACATACTATCAATTACTGTGTTTAATGTATTCATGTTTTTGTACTCCGTTTTCTTGTATTTGGTAACCCTTACAGGTTTTTTGTTTTTTTACTTTTTATAATTTATAATGGAGTAGATTAGTTTAGATCTAAAGGATACCATGAAAGAGCTCAACATTGTCAAGCCGGAGGAATACTTTTTGGAAATTTCTCCATTAAAAAATCATCCAGATTTTAGTAAAATAAAAACTATTATACCAGACCACGATTCTATGCAGACTACGAGCGTTAAAAGAGGTAACGCTTACCAGCATACAAAAACTGGGTTTAGGGAAGATTTAGGTTTAACATTGAGATCTAATTGGGAAGCAAATTTTGCAAGAATTTTAACAGCGTATAAAATTAAGTTTGATTTTGAACCAACTGTTTTTGCGTTTCCAATTAAGAAACGGAACTAAGGGGTACACTCCTGATTTCTTTATGCAGAAAGATTCTAGTTGGGTAGAACTCAAAGGCTATCTCGATGCAAAGAGTATGACAAAAATAAAAAGATTTAAAAGATATTACGAATCTGAATTTAACAAACTCACATTTATTATAAGCAAGTATTCAACTGACGGTAAAAATTTCGCAGCTGAACTAGAGATACCAAGAGTAATCTTCTATGAAGATATTAGAAGTTTTTACTCTGATAAAATATCAATTTGGGAAGGTAAGTAATCATGGCAGCATACAAGGAACAGTATTATAATTTAGAAGAGGAGGAAATGCAAGCGCTTATAGCCAAAGCTAAAGGCGGAGACGAAAGAGCTAAAAAAGAATTACTAAAAGTTTTTAATAATTTTCTTACAAAGTATACAACACTATTGTATTATGGTAAATACAACCTGAACGACTACGATATAAGAAGGTTCACGTCTTTATTCGTAAAAGATTCTTATGTTAGATTTGCTCTTATGAAAAATAAGCTTAATCAACCTGGATACAAGCACGTAAATGAAGTGTTACGACGGTATAGTATATATGGCAAAAAGATATGGGGAAGAAATAGATGTCAGACAAACCGTAGACATGACGTTCTTTCAGTGTATAGGTAGGTATCAAAGAAAAGATTCCGAAAAAGGACCAATACCATTTAGCCGGGTTCTTGTATAGTTATTTTTTTTATCTCCTTAAAAAGAATGTTGATACATTCTTAATAGATCAATTAGGAAGAAAGAGTTTTCCTCTCTTAAGTGATGATTCAAGTGACGACGGAGAAAATGGAGAAAAGCAAGTGGGCTTTAAAGCTCCACCAGAAGAGAGAGAGATGGAAGAGTTTCTTTCCACGGAAGATATTAATGAGTTTTGGGTACTTGGCGAAACATGTGCAGAACCTTTTATATTCCTTTCGGTGCAGGAAAGGCAGCTACTCAAGTGGAGATACATAGATGACCTAAGATCTAGTGAGATAAGTAAAAAAATATCAGAACATCCCAATACAGTGAGAGAACATTTAGGTAAAATAAGGACAAAGGTAACCAATCTTGTGATAGAATCTAAGATGCGAGATGAAATCAACTTCAGATAGGTAGACAATGAACCTTCAATCTTTACAGAAAATGAACGAATTATTAATATCGTTTATAGGTCCTCAGATAGAGGAAATTATTTCAGCCTATACTACAGATAGTAGCAATTCTTTATATTTCGTATCTATACCAGATATAGATACATTAGATTTAGGAATTCACGAAATGGCCTCATTAGTTGCAAGAACTTCAAATGTTTATGGAAGAGTTGCACGATTAGCTGGGATGGCTAGAGCTCAATATAAGTTGATAGAAGGAAGTTATAAGAAGATGTACAAAGCAAATAGGGTCGGAAAGAATGAGGCTGAGCGCGAAGCTAATGCCTTAGAAGCCGCAGAGAGTGAATACACTGCTCTAATAACGGCAGAGGCTATAGTAAACTTAGCTGAGTCTATG